AAATCCCAACTATAACAGAGATGTTTGAAGATAATGAAGGAATAATCTGGCTAAAAGTAGATAATGAATTAATAGAATTTGATGATATTTATACCAATTCAGATCTATTATTAATAGAAGAAGCTTTATTAAAATGAATGATAAACAAACTTGTATTTATTTATTTAATGCAATAATTAGTAAACAACCTGTTTCATTTGATAAAGAATTAGTTCCCTTTGTTACAGAATATTTAACAGAAATTAAGTATGAAAAAATTAATGAAATAATAATATTATTACAACAAAGGCCAGAATTAATATCAAATCAATTGTTTATGGCTATGATTGATTATTATTGCAGAAAACATTATATTTTTAGTTTATTAGCAGGAAAACAAATAATTTTATTTTATGAATAATATGGAAGAAGTAAGATTACCTATTGAAACTATCAAAAATGGCAACACAACAATTAAAGTTTGTGTAGAAGATGTTTACCGTCTTGTTAATCGTCTATATGATGTATTATATAGACTTGGCATAAACTCCGAGGAAGTACTTAAATCCATTCACAAAGATTACAAAGATTGTGAAGGAGAGTTAATTATTGGCAAAGGTGTATCTAAGCCTTGTAATGGAGATATTTACGATGAACAAATTGGTGAGACTGTTGCTTTTGTTAAAGCTAAACTAAATGCCAATATAAAGAAACGTCGTATTATTGACAGACTTATAAAAACTTTAGATAAAGCTAAAAATGAAATTAAAGCAGAGGGTACTAAACTAGATAATTATATCCGTATGGATGAAGAAACTCTTAGTAATTTTTAATTTTAAATGAAGTATAAGAAAAATCTTTTAAAACTTGCAGCTAGACTTAAAGCTTGGGATGCTATGTCAAGTAAAGATAAAGCTGCACATAAAAGACCTGGAAGTCAGAAAAAGTAATGAATCAAAAAGAATTAATAAAAAAGATTAATAAGTTTTGTGATCATTTTGATTATGAATATGCATTAAATTGTGGTGGATGTTGCTATGTAGCAGCAGTAATAGCAGAAATGCTTGAATTTAAAAATATTAAATATAAAGTACGCTATTATGAGTGCCCTACTCACTATGTAATTGAAGTAAATAAAGGCCCTTTAAATCTAGGTGACTTTAAAGGCAAATATACTTATTTAGAAGGATGGGATCACTGGGATTTATATGAATATTATTATAATAATGATTGGAATACTATATATCCTACTAAATTAAATGGAGTTGTAAAAATGAGTATAAGAAATATTTTTAAAAACTATAAAGGATGCAAACGTGGTTAAAATTATTAATTCCAATAATAATAATTTTATTTATTATCTTTTATTATAATATGGCTGATTTTACTCCTAAAGAAGATGTTCTTTTAGAGAAAATATCTAAATTAGAATCTAAAATAGATTCTATAAATAATAAGAAAGATAGTATTAGAACTGTTATTGATTCTACTCATATTAAAATAGTTACAAATGAGAAACACTATCAAGAAAGGATTAATACTATTATTGTTCAATCTAGTAGTGATGACTCCAGCTATGTGTCAAATTACATTAGACTCCATAGAAACAAAAGAGACAGCACTAATATTCAATGAACATGAGCATTTAAGTATAGAAAATCCTTTACTTAAACAACAAGTCAAATCATTAGAAGAGCTGAATCAACTTTATATAAATACAGATTCTATACAAAAAGAAGAAATAAGTATTTATAAGGATAAAGTTGCTTCTGATGAAAAGAAAATTCAGCATTTGAAGTCCATCCAGAAAAAATCTATATTAGGTTTTTCAGTAGGTGGTATTGTTTTATTTATAATTGGTTTAATTTTATGATCCAGTACAACATTTATTATGGCACCATTGGAAAGGGTGCAAAGTATCGTTTTACAAAAATGTTAAAATCTGATAAAGATGCTAGTAACTTTGCAGAAAAGTGTGCATCTTCTTTTTATTATAAGAATGAAGGACGCTATGGTATTCCTTCATTTGATAAAATAATGCTAGAAACAAAACTAACTGGAGTAGATGTAGAAAAACTATATAAAGAACATATTTATGATACTATGAGATGGTATGCAATTCCAACAGATTTGGATACTATTAGTAGTAAATATTTAAAATATTGACAATATATTGTAAATTAGTTGCTTTAGAAGAAGAAACTTTAGGTTATATCACTTATGTATTTGAGTGTTTAGAACCTGATGCTACGTTTGGCCACCGATATGTAATGACTACTCGGTGGCCAAATTGGCAACATAAACACCTGGAATTAGGAGAAGTAGGATATCTTACTTATAAGGAAGTAGTTGCAGGTGTAGATACTTGGTATGATGGTGATACATTTATACCGTATAATTACTCTAATATAATATTTATTAAATTTATAAAAAAGGAGGAGAAAGTAGATGATTCAAATAAAGATATTATACAAATATAGAGAATGACTACAATTGGAGACGCTTTGCAAAAAGCATTAGATGAGAAGAAAAATGACTTTTCTAAATTTATCTGGAGAGGAGAAAAGAAAAAGATAGGCAAGAAATTTGTTCAAGAAGTGGAGTTAATGCAAGATATGACTCCTGAACGACTTAAAGAATGTTGGAATCGTTGTAAGGTTATGTTAAATAATGATGAGCCAGGAAAGTTAGGTCGTTATAATGTTCTTGAAGAAATTAATTCTCAGATTAATAAATGTAATATAGAATTACTGTTGCGTTATTTTGAGAATGTTTATTTACCTAGAGTAGGTGCTGAATCTATTAAAAGATTCTCTTTAATGATAAACTTAAAGAAGTTTATGCTTAATAATTCAGATTATACAGATGATTGGAGTACAGTTCCTGTTTCTGAAATTACAAGTAAAGATTTGCCAGCAGAATTTAAAAGTATTAATGTGGAAGAAGTAATTGAAGGATGTACTGATTCTTTAGGAGTACTTGATAAGCAACATCTTACTTTGTCTTTTATAACAAAAATGGGATTGTGGTTTACTAAGGCAGAAGAATCTGAATTAAAAGGAACTTCCAATGTAGAAAGAGTTAAGACTGCAAAATTGCAACTTCATCTGCCACAAGATCTAGTTTTGAAATTTAGTGATAAGGGCTTGTCATATCATGAGATGAGGGCTATGTTACTTTTACAAAAGCATCATAAGTATTCTGATATGACTACAGAACAACTTGTTACTCTTAGAAATAAGGTTCTGCTTAGGCTTTCTAAAGAAGTTGATACTCATATTTTTAATTGGAAGAGACTTCAAAAACAACTAGAGATTGTTGCTAAAAGTAAGGGGATTAATTTGAATGAATAATTATGACTAGAACAGAACGACAACTACTTGCTATTAAAAAATGGATAAAGAATAAAGGAAAAGGTACTTTTGAGTTCGTAACTTCTTTTGGTAAAACTTTTACAGCAATTACTGCAATTAATAAAGTAAAGACTAAATATCCTAATTTAAGAGTAATAGTTGTCGTTCCAACTACAACTCTTAAAGACCAATGGGAAGAAGAACTTGTCAAGAATGATTTAGTATTTAATGTAGAAGTATATGTAATAAATACTATAATTAAACATTCTTGGGAGTGTGATATGCTTATTATAGATGAATATCATAGAGCTGCTGCCCCTCAACTAGTTCAGTTGTTTGATAAAGTTAAATATAAATTAATTTTAGGATTAACAGCTACTTTTGAGCGTCTTGACGGAAGGCATCAATTACTTTCAAAATACTGTCCTATAATTGATGTTGTTACAAAAGAAGAGGCTTATATTAATGGGTGGATTTCTGATTATAAAGAATATCAAGTACTTATAGATGTTGACGATATTGAAGAGTACAAAGCTCTGAATAAAGAGTGGATAGAACACTTTGAGTTTTTTCAATTTGACTTTGGTTTAGCTATGTCAATGGTTAAAAAAGGAGAAGGTTGGAAAAATAAATTAAAGTTAAGAGATGAAATGTATAAAGGTAATGATCCAGAAGTAAAGAAAAGGGTATTACAAAATATAAATTATCATTCTGCTGGATTTATGAGGACTCTTACAAAAAGAAAGGCTTTTATAAACAACCATCCTAAGAAAATTGAGATAGCTAAAAAGATAATGGAGGCTAGGCCTGATGCCAAAATGATAACTTTTTCTAATAATGTTAAAATGGCAGAATCCTTAGATAATAAACAATTTGTTTATACAGGTAAATTATCTAAGACTAAAGGTCGTGTTATGATGGAAGATTTTGTATCTGGAAAAATAAATAGACTACATAGTTGTGCTAAACTAAATGAAGGTCTTAATGTGCCAGATATATCTGTAGCTATAATATTAGGTATAGATTCTAGTGAGATTAAGGCAGTTCAGCGTCGCGGTAGAGCAATCAGACGTACAAATGATTCTAAACAAGCTGAAATATTTAATATAATTATCAAAGGAACTCAAGAAGAAAAATGGTTCCAGACATCTCATAAGAAAGATCAGTCTTATATAACTATAGATGAGAAAGGTCTTGAGAAAGTACTTGAGGGCGAACAACCAGAAATTTATAAAAAGAAAACAACCGAATTTATGTTTAGATTTTAATTATGAAAAAGTTATTAATGATGATATTATTATGTTTGTGTGTGACTACTATAAATGCACAAACATATTATTATAATACAACTGAATTTGCTTATAAACAAAAATTATATGGGCAGTGGACTAATTGGTCAGATTGGGAAAAATCTGATATGCTTGTAACTATTGATTTTACTAATGATATAGTTAGAATTTATTCCCCTACTCATCAGAAATATACAATTACTCAATATATTAGTAATTATACTGATGCTTATGGTGGAAAACAAATTGAATTTAGATTTATAGATCAAGATTATGACTATGGTACAATGCGTCTTAGATTGGAAGCAAATGGAAATGCTCAAATTTATATTGATTATGCCAATATAATGTGGGTATATAATGTAATAAGAAGAGATAATTAATTTAATTTATTATGCATTTAGTACAACTAAGAAATTAGTATAAAAATTTGGCAGCTTATGTTTAGAATATATAGCTGTGCTTACAATAGAAAATGAAATGGCGTTATTAGAACGCTATAAACTCACACCAACAGAATTATTCACTGTTAAAGTAATACTGTTGGCAACAGATAATGGAGATTATACATGGGTTCAAAGATTTGCAAAACTATTAAAATTAAGAGACGTTCTAATTTCATTGCAAGAAAAAGGAATTATTTTAAAAAGCTTCAAGATTGGTTCAGAAGGATCTTCTTTAAGTATTGAAGATATACCATTTAATCAGAACTTTAAAAAACAATTTTTTAGAGCATCTTTTGAAATGGGAGAAGAACTTTTTAATACCTATCCTCAATTTATTGTAGTAGGAGGTATTAGCTATAATGCTAGAAGGGTTAGTAAAAAGTATAATGATTTAGAAGATGCATTTGCTAAATATGGTAAAGCCATAAAGAATAACCCTGATTTACATCAACAAATTATTGATGATTTAAAATGGGCTATTTCTGAAGGAAATTATCCTTTTACAACTCTTGATGATTTTATAGCAGACCAATCTTGGAGAGCTTTACATAGTTTTCGCAATGGAGAAGGCACAAATATTAATAATGATGCTATTAAAATGATATAATTTCTTGATTTATTTACACATATTAAATTATAAATTTATGAAAAAGTATATAGTAAGATTTACTACAAAAGATGGCGATTATGATAAAGAATGGTGCTATGCTAATTCAGCAGAAGAAGCTGCACAAAACATTCAAGATGATCATTGGGATATAGAATCTATTGATATGGTTAGTGAAGCATGATAGAAGAAACAAATAATAAGCAATCAGTTTTATCTGAAAAATATCTATATTATAGAACTATTCCAGTATTGAATGAATGGATAACTTTAAAAAAATATATTCCAGAAACATATTATAATTTCTTTGAAGAAGATGGCCGTCATTACGATTATGATGAATTTGTTTCTAAATATAATGAAGATAAAGGTTTTAAGGAGTTTATAGATGAACAGCATTTTAGAAAATTAATAGAAGATTATTTCGTAAGAAATGCAAATATTCGTTGTTTGCCAAAATTTCCATATAGATTTGGTTCAGGAAGATATACAGTTGAAGCACGTTGGAAAGATACTTATTCTCGTTTTTATTATAACTCTGATTATATAAGTGTAGATTAAGATAATAATAAATTTATAAACAATTACATTATGAAAAAAGAAGTATGGAAATCTTCTATGGAAGAAGTATCTATAGAAGAAACAGCAAAAGACTTTTGCGAAGAATATACGGAACTTGATGATATTAATGATTTTGATTCTGAATTAAATTATTTTATAGAAGACAATATTAAGGAAATATCTCCTAAAGAAAGGGCTGCTCTTGAAGAAGAAATAAAAAAGCTTATTATTAAACGCAAAGAAGAATTTGTTGTTCAAGAAAAAGCTAGACTTAAAAATAGGACATCTATACTTGAATGGATTGATTGTAATATTAAGTATGATGACAGTTTAGAGGGAGGTGATGTAGGTTATTCTCTTTCAGCTGAAGAAATTTTAGATTTAATAATTAAAAACGGACGGAAATGAATAAGAAAGTAATAGAAACAATAGAAAAGATTGAAGAATGTTCAATAGAAGAAGTTGTTAATGATTTCCTTGATTATTGGAATGACGATGAGTTAGAAGATGTTAAAGATAATCTTGAATATGAAATAACTAATTATTTTGAAGAAGAAGACATTAAGTATTCGGAAGAAGAGAAAGAATCTTTTATAAAATTAATAAAGGAAAAAATTGATGAAAAAATTAATAGTATAAAAGAATCTGAAATAAAACAGCTTTCCAATAGAAAATCTATACATGAGTGGTTATCTGAATCACTTGATTATATGCGTAGTAATATAGATATAGACGCTGGTGATGTAGGATTTTTACTTTCTGTTGATGAGATAATAGATTTAATAATTGAAAATGGGCAGAAGTAAATGAAAATAACAATACAATTTACCGAAGAAGAGGTAAAATCATTTGAAGAGGTAAGATCATTACTAGGAAAATCTAATAATATTAATTCTCTTAATATAGAAAATGAATTAAATGAACAATTTAATAGTTTTATAGATGACGATAAATAACTTAATTTATAAACTTAAAGAATTAAAGTCTAAGTATGGGAATATAGAAATAACTAATTTAGAAGGTTATAGAGTAACTCAAGTTTATTATAGTGAATATGAAGATTTAGATGAAGATTATTCTATATATCCAGAAAAAAGTATTAGAATAGCATGACAATAACTGAAATAACTAATTTAAAAGAATGGTTCAGAATTGGTTCTCAACTATTTTATCGTTTAGGTAAAGATGATATTCCATTAACCGAATATTGTTTTGTTATAGAATGTAACAGTCCTTGGAATAGAGAAAGGCTAGATAAAAAACTTCGTGAGTTTATTGATAGCCTTAATGACAATAACTGAATCTTTATTGGGATTAACTATTTAATAATTAACTTATAATTTCTAAAATGTATGACAATAACTGAATTAATTAATAAACTTGAAGAGTTAAAGTCTAAATATGGGGATATAAATATAATTGCAACAGATGGTTATAAACAATTCTGGCTAGATAATTTTTCAAAAGAATTTAAAATCCCTATAATTAATAATATACAAAGTAAATCATATATTGGTAATCATGATAAAAATCATTTTTTTAAAGATGTAGAAAAAATAATTTTACTCAAATTTTTTGAATGACAATAACTGAATCTTTATTACAAGAGATTGAATTAGGACGAGAAGGTAAAGCGCAAGGTTATAGTATGGGATTACCTAAAACAGAATCTATAATGGATGGAGTAACTCGTAGAACTATGACTGTATTAGCGTCAGGAACTGGGCAAGGTAAGTCCAGTTTTATTTTATATTCTTTTGTTTATCGTCCTTTGATGGAACACTTGAATGATGACAATTTTTATGTTTCATATTTTTCTTTAGAGATGCCTGCTACTGTAGTATTTGGAAAATTACTTTCTACTTATATATTTGAAACTTATGGTAAAAGACTTTCTATAACTGAGATTCTTTCTAGAAAGAAGGGATATGTTCTTAATGATGAAAATTATGAACTAGTTAAAGGATGTACTGATTGGTTGAATAAAATAGAAAGTAAAATTCATGTTTATGATAAATCTCTAAATTCAGATAAATTATATGCTATTTTAATGCAAAAATTAGAGAAATTTGGAGAATTTGAAGAAACAGAAAATAGGAAAATTTATAAACCATATAATCCAGATCTTCTTTATGAGGTTGTTATAGATCACGTAGGACTTCTGAAGCCATCTAATGGTCATAACAAAAAAGGAGAAATGGATACTATGGTAGCATATTTAGTTACTTTAAGAAATATGTGTGGAATATCTCCAGTTTTAATTCAGCAAATTAATAGAGATCAAAGTAACATTGAAAGGTTTAAAGCTGGACGTACTGGAATACAGATTTCAGATATGAAAGAAACTGGAGATACTACCGATGCTGCTGAAGTAATTATAGCATTATATGGCCCAAATAGGGATAAACTTAATACTTATAGAGGATATGATATTAAAAAATTAGGTGATCATGTGCGTATAATTCAAATTTTAAAAACAAGATTTGGTAGTGCAGACGTAGAGATTGGTGTTAACTATCATGGAGATGTGAACGAATGGAAAGAATTACCTTTACCTAACGAAATCTATGACTATGATAAATACACAACTCCTGACTATTTATTAAAGCAGGATGTAGATAAAGAAAAAGAAGAAGATGATGCAGAACAATTTAAATTAATTATTTGAATATGGCTGAATTGATAGCTATTGTTGGAGAATCAGGAAGTGGTAAAACTACAAGTATTAGAAACCTTAACCCAGATGAGACTTTTATAATTTCTACAACTGGAAAGAGGCCTGGAATTAAAGGTGCTAAGAAAAAGTATCAAGATTTTAAGATTGAAGATAAGAAAATAAGTGGTAATTTTTATCAGACTTCTAATATTGATAATATAAAGAAGGTAATGAACTTAGTTGATAAGAAGATGCCTAATATAAAAGTACTTATTATTGATGATTTTCAATATCTCCAAGCATTTGAAGCTATGGCTAGAGTAGATGAAAAGGGTTATGGTAAATTTACTGATATGGCTAAGCATGCCTACGAGGCTTTGAAGACTGGTATGGACATGAGAGATGATTTGTTTATTTGTGTACTTACACATAGTGAGAATACAGGTGATAATATCAACCCTTATTATAAGATTAAAACCCAAGGCAAAATGTTAGACACTGTTATAACATTGGAAGGTTTGTTTACTTATGTATTATTTACTAAAGTTATACAGGATGAGTCAAATAATGTTCAGTATAAGTTTATAACTAATTCTGATGGAACTTGTACTGCTAAATCTCCAATGGGTTTATTTGATGATAGACTTATAGATAATGATTTAAATTATGTTATAGATACTATTATTAAATATAACGAGGAGTAATTTATATGGCTTGGAATATTAATTCTGCGAAACTAACAATTGAAATTGTTGATGATACAACAGGTGAAATAATTACAAGAGAAGCAACTCTTGGAGATTTTAAAGAAGTAACTGCTAAGAAGAAAGCTACTTCTTCTAAGAAACCTAAAGATGATGGAGATCCTGTAGCTAAAGTAATGTTACTTGATGGTAAAGTACAACTTAATACTGCTGCAATAAATCTTACTGGATATGAACCTGATATGAAAATTAACATCGAATTTGATAAGAAGGGTAAGAAACAGATTCCAGTAATGATGCAAGCAGATTCTGGTAATAGACTTACTAAGTCTTATACCATAAGTTGCAGAGGGTCTAAACACGATAATCTCTTAGAGCATGGTGATATATTTGAACTTGAACCATACCCAGAGAAAGATGGATATTTCTATTTAAAAGGAAATAAAGCAATAGAAGATGATATTATAGAAGTCCCACAAGAGATTTCAGAACCAGAAGATGATTTTTCAGACGAAGATTTCGATCTAGATCTTTAATTTGACTTTATAAATTTTAATGTAAATATGGATTTTAATTTTTCTAATTTAGCTAACGCATCATTCTCAAACGAAAACTCAACTCAATATCTTAAGCCATTTGATATATATACAGTAAAACTTACTAAGATTGAAAAGGGAGAGCTTAAAGGTTCTAAAGATCCTAATGCAGTATATCCTATTGTAACTTTGGAGTTTACAGGTACTGGAGATAGTCATGGTATCTT